ACAAACTCATTCTCAGATAGAGGCGTATGATTTAAAACGTGATTGGAATTCGTTTAATGAAGATGAAAGAAGTGGTTGGAGAACCCTTAAAGAAAGAGAAAAAGCAAAAATATCTGCTGAATCTGTATTGGATTGGATATATGACAGCATGGACTCAGAAGGATATGAAGATATGTTTGTTTATTTATGGGACGACACGTCCGAAGAATTTAAGCAAAGATTACAAAAAATACTTGATGAAATTTCTGATTTTCCAAGTGCGATGATTTTAGATGTTGATGAAACTATCAATCCTTATGTGGATTTAGAGGAGGAATAATAATGGAATTAATCATATTTTTAAAAAATGGAGAAACTTTAAAATTTAGTAATGTGTCAAACGTAAGATTCAGCACGAACTTTTTCACGGTCTTGTGCTTTGATTACGTAAGTGCATCAAATCATAAAAAGAAAAGTGCTGCATTCAATTATGTACAGCTAGCAGGAGTATCTTGCGAGGAGGGCTTGACGGATGTTGACAGTTTATTCAAAGCCTAGATGTATGCAGTGCGAAATGACGAAGATGTGGTTGAGTCAAAACAAGATTGAATTTGAAAATGTGGACATCGAAGCGAATCCAGGAGCGTTTGAACTCTTGAAACATTATGGTTACGGCTCGCTACCTGTAGTGGTAATTGACGATGAATTTGATAATCCAGATAAGGCTTGGTCAGGGTTCCAAATTGATAAGTTAGAAGCTCTATTATGAGGTGAGTAATGGACGGAAAAGGTTATTATGGAATATGCGCTGGAATCATTGAAAGAGCCGTTGACGACTACAAAACAGCCTTGAGATACTTGCTTCATAAAGGGATTGTAAAATCAGATTGGAATCTGAAAGAGAAGCATTTTAGGAACAGGCATCATCGAGAAGCATGGAACGTAAAAACGGACTGTGAACGGTTCTTTCTTAGTCAGTATTTTGACTATCTATCGAATACGGAAGAATTCGGGTCAACCTTAATGAAACGGATTAGAGAGGATGTGAAAAATGGGAATTAAACATCAATTAAAACAAATTCGTTTAATCGATTTGGAAGTAAAATCAAAAATGGAAGAGTTAGACCGCTTGAATAATTCTTTCTTGAAATCTCCGTCTCTAAAAGAAATAAATGTTCAAGAATCAAAAGTAAGTTTAAAAGACGATGCATACGTTAAAATCATCAATTTGAATGATTATATTAATGATCAAGTAGATAAATTGATTGATTTAAAATATCAACTTATCCAAGCAATCGAACAATTAGATAATTCTAGAGAGCGAACAATCATTTGGATGAAATATATTTCTTCTAAAGGCTGGGATGAAATCGCTGAAGAGTTGAAAATTTCTAAAACAACACTATTTATTCTTCATGATGAAGCTATTAAAAAAATAGATTTAATCTGTACTAAAAAAGGTGTTTCTGTACCAAACAATACTAAAGATTCTATGATATAGTTATCATGTGGAAAGATGTAGAAAAAGACATTCTTTTTTCTCATGGTTTAAACTCCTTTATTTTTTCCCTTCGAGCCCTCCAGCTCGAGGGGTTTTTGTATGCAATGCAATGAAATGAGGTGATGGAAAATGACGAAAATGACCCTAAAACAACAACGATTCGCTGATGAGTACATCATCACTGGGAATGCTACTCAAGCAGCAATTAAAGCAGGTTATAGTAAGAAAACAGCAAAAGTAATTGCTAATGAAAACTTGACCAAACCTTACATTAAGAAATATATAGATGAACGACTGGCACAGCTCGAATCTGAGAAGATTGCAAGCCAACAAGAAGTTCTGAGCTATTTGTCATCAGTAATGCGCGGTGAAATGACTGAGCAGACATTAAGAAGCGTTGGTGAATCTGGTCAAGTGATTGCGGAGATTGATGTAGGAGCGAAAGATAGAATTAAAGCTGCCGAACTTTTAGGCAAACGTTATAAGCTTTGGACGGACAAATCAGAAGTCGAAGTTACGGGCACGGTGGTGTTTATGAATGAAGACGACATCCAAGATTAATCTGCCCGCTATAATTGGCAAAGGCTACGGGACTTTTTGGCGCTCCAGGAACTTTTATAGAGTCGTAAAAGGTTCGCGTGGATCTAAAAAATCTAAAACGACAGCATTGAATTTTGTGACACGCATTTTGAAATATCCGTGGTCTAACCTACTAGTGGTCAGACGATACTCTAATACGAATAAGCAATCAACGTACACAGATTTCAAATGGGCGGCTAACAAATTGGAAGTTGCTCATTTATTTAAGTTTAACGAGTCATTACCTGAAATAACCGTAAAAGCAACAGGGCAAAAGATATTGTTTCGAGGGTTAGACGATGAGTTGAAAATAACCTCAATCACAGTAGACGTAGGTATTCTTTGCTGGGCCTGGTTTGAGGAAGCATACCAAATAGAGAATGAAGAAAAATTCAGTACAGTTGTTGAATCAATTCGTGGAACGTTAGATGCTCCAGACTTTTTTAAACAGATAACCGTAACATTCAACCCGTGGAATGAAAGGCACTGGTTGAAACGTGTGTTCTTTGATGAAGGTACAAGGCGTTCGGATACATTCGCTACTACGACCACTTATAAATGCAACGAGTGGTTAGATAAAGTCGATATACAACGATATGAAGATTTATACAATACGAACCCGAGACGGGCTAGAATTGTTTGCGATGGTGAGTGGGGCGTCGCGGAAGGCTTGATATATGAAAACGTCAAAGTCAAGAATTTCGATAAAGACGAATTATTGAAAGATACAGCGTATCAACTAGCAATCGGACTTGACTTTGGTTTCACACACGACCCTACAGCATTATGTGCGAGCTTGATTAACGAACAAAAGAAAGAAATATATATATTCGATGAAGCTTATCAAGTCGGACTAATAACAAAAGACGTGGCTAAGATGATACAAGATAAAGGATATGCTAAAGCACAAATCATAGCTGATAGTGCGGAACCGAGGTTGATTAAAGAATTGCAAACTGAATATAACATTATACGGTTGAAAGAAAGTCGTAAAGGTAAAGATAGCATCATGGCAGGGGTATCCAAGTTACAAGGATACTCTATTTTTGTGCATCCATCTTGTACGCACATCATGGATGAATTTTACAGTTATTGCTATCAACAAGATAAAGAGGGTAACTGGTTGAATAAACCCGAAGATAAGAACAACCACTTGATGGACGCGCTCAGATACAGCTTGCAATGTATCGATGGCAGTCAATCTAAAATTAAACTATTTAAAGGAGGATTTTAAATTTGGCAAAAGTTTTTGTTAACAAGAGAAAAGTTATAACAACAACAAGCGATGTAGTGACTGAAGAAATCGTAACTGAAGCAATTAGGCTTCACATGAGTAAGTTAGTAAAGAATTATGTTGAGAGTGAGGATATGTACCTCTCACAACATGAAGTTTTGAAAATGCCGAAAAAGGATAGCTGGAAACCAGATAACCGATTGGTGTTCAATTATGCAAAATACATTGTTGATACGTTCACAGGGTATCAGATTGGTGTTCCAGTTAAAATCAAACATGAGGACGAGAACGTGAACGAGTTTGTCTCAAGTTTCCGTAAAATCAATGACATGGAAGACTCAGAGTTCGAGCTTGCAAAAATGTCAAGCGTGTTCGGACATGCTTTTATTTATGTGTATCAAGATGAATATAAACGAACTAGAGCGACATACAATAGTCCGATTAATATGTTTATTGTCCATGATAACAGCATTGAAGAACGCCCTATATTCGCTGTAAGATATACGTTTAATGAGAATAATCAAACAGGAGTCGGTCAAGTTATCACAAACGATGAATTGATTGACGCTACTTTTTCGACTGGTGGGGCGGTAAGGTTCGGTGAACGCACTCAACACATTTACAACTCAATCCCAGTAGTTGAGTTGATTGAGAACGAAGAGCGACAAAGTATTTTCGAGAGCGTAAAGACATTGATTAACGCTTTAAATAAAGCAGCGAGCGAAAAAGCAAACGATGTTGATTATTTTGCGGACGCTTATATGAAAGTGTTAGGAGTTGAATTGCAAGAAGAGGACGCAAGCCAGATTAGAGAGAACAGAATTTTCAATCTTTGGAAAAACGGAGACGGTCCATTACCAGAAGTCGCTTTCCTTGAAAAGCCTAGCTCAGATACAACGCAAGAGAATTTAATTAGTTTATTAAAAGAGTCTATTTTCGCAATCTCAATGGTAGCCAATATGTCTGAGTCTGAGTTCGGTAACTCGTCTGGTACGGCTTTAGCTTTCAAATTACAGGCTATGGATAATCTTGCTCGTATGAAAGATAGAAAAATACAATCCGCATTTAACAGATTGTATAAAATCGTGTTTAGCGTTCCTTTGACTACCGTATACGAGGACGCATGGACAGGATTGACTTACACGTTTACTAGAAATGTACCTAGAAACATTCTTGAAGAGGCTCAAATTGTTGGGCAGTTGTCTGGGCAAGTGTCAGAGGAAACTAAACTGTCTGTTTTATCTATCATTGATGATCCACAGAAAGAAATCCAAAGAATGGAGCGTGAAGAGGAAGCTATGGGCGACCTTGAGACTCGTTTAGAAAAACAAAAAATCTACTCAGACGCTGAAATGAGCGAAAGTCAGAAGGTTATAGCCGATGTTGACTAATGAGTATTGGGAGGATAGATACCGAGCGGAAGAAAAAGCTAGAGAGCTAGCAGATAAGAGAGTAGCTTATCAATTACAAGGTATCTATCAACAACACGCTAACAACATTCAAAAAGAAATCGATAGTTTTTGGCAAATGTATGCTGATAAAGAAGGCATCACGAAGTTAGAAGCTAAGCAACGTGCGGATAAGCTTGACATGGTAAATGTCGAGTTTAAAGCTAGGCAGTTAGTCGAGCGCGCTAATCGTTTGAGAGAACGTGGTCAGAAAGTAACAAGCGATGATTTCACAAGAGCGGAAAATGACTTGATGAGATTGTATAACTTGAAGATGAAAACAAGTCGTCTTGAAGTGTTGCAAGCGAATATCAAGTTGCATCAATACGATTTAGCTTTAAGTGAGTTTGAAATCATTGATAGACACTTGGTTGAGTCGATTAGACGTGAAAATCTTTTTAGTGCTGGCGTGCTAAATATAACGCTCGGTAGTTATGAAAGCTCGAAAATATCTGCTGACTCTATCGTGTATGCCAACTTCAACAATGCAACGTGGTCGTCTAGAGTTTGGGAAAGACAGAACGAATTAAGAAACATTGTTAAAAAAGGTGTTGCTGATACCGTTTTGAGAGGTAAAGGCACAAACGTTCTGATTAACAGCCTAAAAAAAGAGTTTGATGTATCGTATGGCTACGCTAGACGTTTAGCAGTAACGGAATCAGCAAGGGTGTACTCAGAGGCACAGAGTGCCAACTATGAGGCTAACGGTGTTGAATGGTATGAAGTTATGACCGAATTAAAAGCGTGTCCTATTTGCCAACCGTTCAACGGGAAGATATTTAAAGTATCTGAGTTGGTTCCAGCATTGAACGCGCCACCATTTCACCCTAACTGTCGATGTACGACTGTTCCGCATTTTGGGAAAGATTTAAATCGCTCAGATAGTGATGAAATAGTAACACCTAGAAGAATAGATTTAAGTGCTATTTAGTACTCAGAAAAGGAGTAAAAGATGTTTATTTGGAATTTGGTATCAATCGCTTTAGGGTGGTTGGTATTTTCGTTTTTAACGCTATGTATCATAGCGTGTGTAAAAGCGATGATTGAAGTAATCAAAAAATAATCTAACCGTATGGAATCCCGTACGGTTTTTTTATTGTCCAAACTTTGAAGACATTAAAAGCTAAGGATAATCAGTCCACTCTGGACTTAAAAAGGAGGGCCTAAAATGGCAGAAGAAATTAAAGAACCTGTAGTTGAACCTGAAATTGAACAAGCTAGCGGTCAAGAAGAAGAAAAAACTACAGAAAAAACATTCACACAGTCACAGCTTGATGAAATCATTCAGAAAGAGAAAGCTAAGGCCAAGCGCTCTGCTGAAAAAGAGTATCAAGCTAAGATGGACGAAGCTGAAAAGCTACGTGAGATGAACGAAAATCAGAAAGCTGAGTATGAGCGTAAGAAACAAGCTGATTACATTGCTGAACTGGAAGCTAAAATCAATCGAAGCGGGCTTGAGCGAGAAGCCTCTAAAATGCTTTCTGAGGGCGGAATTGTAGTTGATGATAAAATCCTAGGTCTTGTTGTCAAAGATACCGCAGAGAGCACGCAGGAGGCTGTAGAAGGCTTTGTAGCTTTAGTGAATGAACTAGCTGACAAGAAAGTCGGAGAAAAATTAAAAGGTAAAACGCCTAAGAAGATGGAAGATACATCCGCAGGCGAAATTACCAAAGAACAATTTAACAAAATGGGTTATCAAAGCAGAAACGAATTACTGCAAAATAATCCAGAACTATATCATAAATTGAAAGGATAAAAATATATGACACAAACTAAAATTGCACAATTAGTAAACCCTGAAGTTATGGCAGACATGGTTTCAGCTAAATTACCAAAAATGATTAAATTCACACCACTTGCTTACGTTGAGCGTGAGTTAGTAGGACAACCAGGAAACACTGTTACAGTTCCAAAGTGGGAATACTCTGGAGACGCTAAAGATATTGAGGAAGGCGTAGCAATCGAGCCTGACCAATTAACTACTAAAAAGTCTACAATGACAATCAAAAAAGCTGGTAAGGGTATTGAATTAACAGACGAAGCTCTTTTATCTGGTTTAGGAGACCCATTAGGACAAGCAACACGCCAAATCGCTTTAGCTATCGCTAACAAAGTGGACAACGATTTAGTTGTTGAGGCTAAAAAAGCGACTCAATATGTTGATGATGCGCCTGTTACTGGAGATGCACTTGATAAAGCTTTAGCAGTATTTGCGGACGAAGAAGACGCTCGCTATGTTGCGCTTATCAATCCAGAAGATGCAATTGCATTACGTAAAGACACGGTAAAAGAATGGGTTCGTGGTTCAGAAATTGGTGCGAATATTGTTGTTTCTGGAACTTTTGGAGAAACACACGGCGTTCAAATCGTACGTTCTAAGAAAGTTGACAAAGGTAAAGGATTCCTTGTTAAAGTTTCTGCTACTGACACAGACACAGACGATGTTGCTAAGTATGGAGCATTCGTTATTAACTTAAAACGTGATGCGGCTATTGAAACAGACCGCGACATCTTAAAGAAAACTACAGTTATTACTGGTGACGAACATTACGGCGTGTACTTATACGACCCTACAAAAGTTGTTAAATTTGGAGGGAATGTTTAATGGGGATGATGTTACGACGACATCACCCTAAAAAGCCTGTTGAAACTGAAGCTATCAATTATAGCGAATTAACAGTTAAAGAGTTACAAGATATTGCAAGAGAACGTGATATCAAAGGTTATTCAACGCTAAACAAAGAGGAACTTATCGCAGTATTGGAGGGATAACATGGCAAATATCGCTCAAGCAAAGATATTGCTAGGGATTGAGGATGAACTTCAAGATAAGTTACTAACAACCATAGCAACGTTGACTACCGCTAACTTTTTAGCTTACGCGGGCGTGGATGATGTCCCTGAAGGCCTTGAGTATATTATTACTGAGGTCATTATTAAACGATTCAATAGAATAGGTGCTGAAGGGATGATTAATCATTCCTTGGAAGGCACGTCTATGAGATTCGACTCTGATGATTTCAAAGAATACGATAGTGTGATTAAGCGAGTTTGTTCTAAAACATTTAATGCGGGGTTTAAGATGCTATGAGATACAACGAAAGAGTGGAAATTATCGCTAAGCAACAAGAAGAGTACAATCCAGAAACGGGCGAATATACTTCTAATGAAGAAGAAAAAATTATCGTTCCAGTTCATGTAATGGACTTGGGGATTGATAAACAAGTCGCTGTATTTGGAGAGTATAAACGTGGTTCAAAAGTGGTTTATTTCCAAAACGCACCTAAAGTATCATTTACTTATCTAAACTATCGAAATGACCGCTATAAATGTAGAGCAGATAAACAGTCTGGAAGAGTATTCTATTTAGAAAAGGATAATTCAATTGAGTAGCTTACAATTTGAACTAAAAGGCCTTGAGAAACTTCAATCTAAACTTCAAAGAGTCGCTAAAATGGAAGAGGTTGAGCGTATCGTTGAGAAACACGGTGCTGAAATGCAAAAAAAAGCAGTAAACAACGCTTCTAAGTTTAGAGGACACTATGAAGGTAGAGGCAAAAATAAACATTTTGTCAAACCGACAGGGGCGACTAAGCGTTCTATTTCTGTCAACAGTAGCAAGATAGATAGATTTAGATATAGAGTGGCTCCAGGGACTGCTTACGCTGCTTACGTTGAATTAGGAACTCGCAAAATGAGCGCACAGCCGTTTATCAAACCAGCTTTTGACGAACAAAAGAAACTATTTAAAAATGATTTGGAGAGGTTGGTTAAATGAAATCAAGAGAGCAAGCAGTTTTTGACAACGTATTTAAACGTTGTCTTTTTTTGGGATACAAAACATACGACTATAAACCAGACGATGACGCGCCTTATCCGTTCGTTGAGTTAGAGGATACGACTTCCATACTCGTTCCAAATAAAACGGACGTGAAAGGTACGGTCGAATTGGTCTTGTCCGTGTGGAGTACTCGTAAAAAACGAAAACAAGTATCGGATATGTGTTCGAGTATCCTAGCAGAATCGATGAAGATTGTTGAGGCGGACGGCTATTATTTAGCCTTAAATATCTCGCAATCTACAATATCGATTTTCGATGACAACACGACAGTCGAACCGCTGAAACGTGGTCGTGTTCGTCTAGTATTTACAATTTTATAAAGGAAAGAGGTTAAATAAATGCCAGTTGCAAAAAAAGGTATTGATAGTATTTTATTATTTCGCTTATTAGGCGAAGCAAGCAAAGCAGACGGTGCTAAATTAGCATTCCAAACTGAACACTCAACAGAAAAGAGCCGTGACACAAACTCGGTTAAAACTAAAGACGGTGTTTTACAATCAGTCGGTGGTATTGAGGTTTCAATCACTGCTACAACGATCATGGCAGAAGACGATGAGCTTGTTGCAAAATTAGAAACTGCTATGGACAAGGGCGAACTCGTTGAAGTTTGGGAAATTGAAAAGAACGCTAAGAAAAAAGGCGATAAATTCGAATCAGTGTATTATCAAGGTTACTTAACATCATTCAAGAAAACTAAAAACGCTGAAGACTTAATCGAATTAGAACTTGAATTCGCAGTTAACGGAACTGGTGTGAAGGGTTATGCAACACTTAACACTACCCAAGCAGAAGTGGTTCAATATGAATTCGCTGACACTACAAAAGGAACAGCAAGTCCAGCAAGCCCTGTAGTAGGAACACCTGGAATCGGCGGTTAGAAATTAAGAGAGGTTCACGCCTCTCTTTTTTATTGTATTTTTTAGGAAAAAGGAGAAATAACAATGCAATTAAAAATCAATGATAAAACTTACAACATTAAATTCGGAGTGAAATTCGTTCGTGCGTTGGATAAAGCTTATCCAATCGAACAACAAGGGTTGAAGTTCGGAATGGCTCTATCTGCTAAAATTCCTGAATTGTACGCTAAGAATATTGCTTCATTAGCGGATATTATCTACTACGGAACAGTTACAGAAAGCCCACGCCCTTCATTATCGGAAGTTGAAACATACGTTGAAGAGTGCGAAGATCTAGAACAATTGTTTGATGATGTACTTCAAGAATTGAGTGAGTCGAATGCGGGTAAGTCTTTGCTGTCGGAGATGAACCAAGGTCTCAAGAAGAAATAATTGAG